TCCACGTGGAAAGCAAAGTAAATCCTGTCATTTAGAATAAAATTAAATGATGCAACAGACTCGATCACGCGCGCGACCACAAGTAACTGGTTTCAAAAGGATTTGACGGACGAAAAAAAACCTGATATGCTATCGCATATCAGGTCTAAAAATAATTAACTATTCCATATTTTCATGAAAGCGTTAATTGATTGAGTTAATTTTGCTTCGTCGGCTTCAGTATCGTTGCGTTGCTTTTTAGCAGTCTTGCAACGTGCAACTAAACCATTCTTGCCGTCGAATACTTCCTTAACAACTTCGTTGAAACTCTTAATTGATGAGCGTGTATTACTAGCAGGGTCTGACTCTTTAACTATTTGCTTACCTACACGCTTTAAATCGTTGACCCTATTACTGCAGTAAGTTTGAATTTTCTTGCGTATTGGCACTAATAACTCATGCAAGTATGGTTCAGACTCTTTTAATGCACCAAAAGCCTGACCACTAAATGACATGATGTAATCAGCACCAATAATACGCTTTTCATAATCTTCATGTAGTGCTTCATCATATACAACAAAATGTCCATTAACGATAGCGTAGGTAATCGCTGGATTATTTTCATTCCATCTTAAGAGATAACCCTCATTCAACTGTTCTAAAGATTCCTTAGGGATATCTTCGGGAAAGCCTACAATGTTATTGATAGCATAACGAGCAACTACACGGATTGTATCGTTTGCTTTGGCTTGTTGATAAGCGCCGTCTTTTAAAGATGTAACATTGAGGGATAATACGGGGTTTTTGGTTTTAGTAACCATTTTTACTTCTCCTTATAAAATAAGTAATACGTTTATAAAATACTGAACAATGTTGTCTCAGTAATTACTCTTTTACATGATATGGCTCGATATGTAAAGTTCCACGCTCACATGGAACATTAAATAACGCTGTTGACCACACACGCACGCTACGCACTCGACGACAAGTAACTGGTATCAAACCGGCTTGCGCCGGTCTGGTGTTACCGATCTTCTCTTTCTATCCACTCGGCATTGATAACGCCTGGAAAGAACTCGACTGTGTGTTGTTCATTTAGAAACCGCACACCTACACGACCTGTGCTACTTGGTTTGTGTGGCTTAGTAATATACTTCACCTCAACTAACTCATCTCTGAATGTTGATGTTTTATCACCTACTTGTACTTCGTTACCACTTGTTTCATATACTAACCTCATGATTACTCCTCCTCGTTGATTGATAAAAGATATAAGAACGCTAAGCCTAGCGTGATACATACTGCAGTGATAATGTAATCCATATACTTCTCCTTAAGTGATGGGGGCTTTCGCCCCCTGTTGATTAACGCTTGTATTTAATAGCGACTGTCTTACCAAACACGTCAGTCACCTTGATGAACACATCTTCATTAGGATACTTGTAGAGCCATGCAAGTGCTTTACTCTTAGACCATGATGTGTGAGTAGATTGTTTGTTACCCCATAATACTGATACTGTAAACATATACTTCTCCTATATAAAGGTTGATTAAGGTATGGATTTGTTGTCCATGATTAACTTATACCCTAACCTACCCCATATGTAAAGTTTCAGCACGCTTATCACGACCCCCACCCCCCCAAATCTATGAATGGTTCCATCTCGTCCCCCATACCCCAAGATATAGACAAATAACCTCACATTTTCCCAAAACACTTAGCGTTTCTCCCTCAAACACACAACCGTCACACTTTACATATCATATCCTTATAAATCAACAACTTAACCTAAAAGTTACCTCAAAATCGGCAATAAGTACGGCATTTGAATCATGTATAAATTACCCCCTAGTTAATCCAAAATCCATGACAAATTGAAAAAACGAACTATCATAACTTATTGATTCCAAACAATAAAAAACGCCAAACACACGACCTAAATTGATAGGTTTTATAACTTTACATATTATTTTTGACCCCACCCCCTGACTTTTTTAACCTGGTAGGTATGTGTTTGAAATATAGAAAAGACCCCCTTAGGAGTCCCACAATTCTAAAAATGGGGGTATACTATATATGATTTTCCCGTGAGATGTACTTAGGGGGTTAATGCTACCCCCTCTTTTTTGTATAAAAAATCTTTACACTAAATTTAAATTAGTTGTACACTCTTGCTATGGACGCGTATATCCCAGAAATTGAGTCTAATATCACACTGCCAAAGAGTGCGCAGGAAGCTTTTCCGTCTCTAACACCCCAAGAAGAACTCAATATGCGTGCCAATGTGGTCGCTTTAATGGCAGATCTTACTGGTCAACCTATACTTCCTAGTAAAAATGATGTCCAAGATGCTAAAGAATTAGCTGTAAAGATGGCTGAAGACCCAAAATTCCGCCCAGAATTCAATAAATACCCCAATGAAACCCTTGCAATGCTGGCTGGTATGGTTGCACAGATGAATGTACAGATAGTTGATGAATTATCTGAGCTAAAAACATATGTAGTTAATCAGTTAGTCCATTCAGTTGAGGCAGCTAAAGATGTTAAGACTAAAGTATCAGCTTTGAGAGTATTAGGCGAAGTAGATGGAGTTGATGCTTTTAAGAAACGCAGTGAAGTGACAGTAAAAATACAAACTATGGAAGAAGTTGAAGCTGAATTAATGGAATTATTAGATCAAGTAGAAGACAAATACATAGATGTAGAAGCAAAAGAGATCATAGACGAGGTTGAAAGTAAAGATGAGTGAGCTAAAACTCACCCAGGAGCAGTTATTTAAACTACGTTTAGTGGTAAAAAACCCTAAAACTCCGCCTGAAATTAAGCGAAAAGCGAAGGATTTACTGGAGAAATATGATGAGTTTCTCACACAAGAACGAGGAAAAGTATCCTTTTTGGACTTTGTTAAACACGTATACCCAGGCTACAAGGTCGGGCCACATCATCTCAAACTGGCTCAAATTTTTGAAGATATTGCTAATGGTAAGAAAAAACGTGTCATTGTTAATATTGCTCCACGACACGGTAAGTCTGAGCTCATTTCATACTTGGCACCCGCATGGTTCCTTGGAAAGTACCCCCAGAAAAAGATTATTATGGCATCTCACACAGCGGATTTGGCTGTTAACTTTGGTCGCCGTGTTAGGAACCTCGTTGGCTCAGATCCGTATAAAAACATTTTTCCGCAGGTAGAATTGCAAGCTGACAGTAAGTCAGCATCACGATGGGGGACTAACTTTCTTGGTGAATATTTTGCTATTGGTGTTGGTGGTGCTCTGGCTGGACGTGGAGCTGATCTATTTATTATTGATGATCCGCATTCAGAACAAGAAGCTAAGACCGGAAGACCCGAGGTGTTTTTACCCGCCTGGGAGTGGTTTCAGTCTGGTCCTATCCAACGGCTTATGCCTGGCGGGGCTATTATTATTGTGATGACAAGATGGTCAAAGCTAGATTTGACTGGACAAGTTATTAAACAAATGGAACAAAATGATGTTCAAGGGGACATAGTCGAGCCTTGGGAAGTAGTAGAATTCCCTGCTATTAAAGAAGACGGTGAAAGTTTGTGGCCCGAGTTTTGGCCTGTTGAGGAATTACTTGCTAAAAAAGCAGTGCTAGATATTAGGTATTGGAACGCTCAATTCATGCAAAACCCTGTGTCAGAAGAAGGAGCTCTGATCAAACGGGAATGGTGGAATATATGGGAGGAAGATGAACCGCCACAATGTGAGTATATTATTATGTCGCTCGATGCGGCGCAGGAATCAAACAATCGTTCGGACTACAATGCGCTTACGACGTGGGGGGTTTTCTTCAATGAAGAAGTTGGGAATTACAACATCATACTACTCAATGCGATTAAAAAAAGAATGGAGTTCCCGGAGCTTAAGAAGCTTTGTATTGAAGAATATAAGATATGGCAGCCGGATTCGTTCATGGTTGAAAAGAAGTCCAATGGAGCGGCACTATACCAAGAGTTTAGGCGTATGGGTATTCCGGCGCAAGAATTTACACCTGGCAAAGGTCAAGACAAAATTGCTCGAGTTAATGCTATCTCTGATCTGTTCTCGGGAGGAATCGTCTGGGCACCTGCGCACAGGTGGGCTAAAGATGTAATTGAAGAATGTAATGATTTTCCTAGCGGTCTTAACGACGACCTGGTAG